TTGATACTGGTCCCATACTTGCTTTGGGGATTCCAACCAAAGTTTCTTAATTTCATCCTGGGACACATCAGGCGCAGGAGTCTGTGGCGGCGTAAATATCCCGGTGGTGTCTGGTTCTTTTTCTTTGAGATACCCCTCTGGGTCACCTAGAAGGGGTTCATCATCAAAATAATATTCATCTAGTATTTCGTCGCTCATTAATTAAGCCCCTGCATAGGTCCTGTTTGTAAGCCTTTTCGTGCAGCATCCAACCTATTCATATGTTCAGTATGTTGAGCGCTCTGGCGCTTGCCTTCTATAAGTATCTCCCAGGCTGATTCTGCTAGTTTTCCATATACTCTCTTAATGCCTTCAGTGTCAGCACCCATTTCATCTACAGACATACCTTTACTAACTATCTGCAAGTTCTGAGTAGTTGTGGTTTCCCCCCCACTAGGATTCTTGATTACTATGGTGTTCACTATTCCTGTAACATTTTTCCCAGGTTCTGTACTTCTAAATTCTTCATGTGGGTCATCCCCCAGGCTAGATTTGACCGTATCCAGCCATATTCTTGCAAGGTTCACGGTGGATTCAGGGATTCCAGTTCTCCCAATTTCATACACCATCATCTGTTTATCTGCCTTGCTGGCACTAAGGAGCTGGTGGTAATAGACTTTATCGGTTCCCTTGGGACCAACTAGGACATAGAACCATCCACATAAACAAGGTCATTGGCTATCCGGTTGATTATCGCTAGTTCCCGCCTATCACTAATCTGCCCACCATGCGCAGCCTTGTATATTTCCACATCTAAATCAATTCTTTGGGCCGCCTTTCTAAATATAGTCCTGTTTTCTTCACTATTTTTCTTCCCTGCGAAGTTTCTAGGGCCCTTAAAATACCCGGCAATATTCAATGCACGGGCTGCTCTAACTCCAAGTGCTTCACCCGCGGCTGGTTTTGCTGGGGCATCAGGGGCAATAGGAAATTCCTTTTCTAAAGCCTTAACATAATCATAATCCCCCATTTTCTCTTGAATCATTGCCTGGAGTTTAAGGTCATCAGGTCTTCTACCATCATTATTAGCCTCGAATTCATTGATTTCGGATTGAAGGTCAATGTATGCCTGTCCTATTCTAGGGGCATAATCATCCCCTACCCATCCTGCTCTCATAAACCACCTTGTCATATAATCCTTCTGCCCTTTCCCATCCTGTTCATCCTTTAACATCCCAGCCTTCGTATTTTCAAATACCACAATAGCGGAAGGTTTAAGCATCCCATAATATTTGAGAGCAAAGTTTGTGATTTTAAAGGCATTCGGGTCAAGCCACCGCTGCGCGGCAACCCGCCCATAGGTTGCAAGGTGAACTAATTCATTAATAGGTTTCGCCCCAACCCTCTGCTCAAAATGAATTTTCTTGAGGATTTCCTTTGTTTTATATGGCAGGGCATCCCAAATGGGTTGCAGGTCTGGCCCTAACTTTTTAAAGTCTATCGGAGTGACTTGCCAGGTGTCTTTTGACGGTATTCCAGTAGCTGTTGCACCAGATGGGTCTTTTCCTGCCTGAACCACCATTTCATACATGGCATTTTCCTGCTGCCTTACCCGTTCAGCTCTGCCATGAGTCAATAACCTTTGCTCGGTATAAAGTTTGGTGCGAGTTGCCTTTTTCACCTCCCGGTCTTCAATTTTGGAAAGTTCAGTCAACCAATCTTTATCCCCGGCAAGGATAGATTCAGAAAGAGTATCAGACTTAATATCAATTTCCTTGTTCCTAATGGCTGTAATCATCGCTTTGTTTGCCGTAACCGTGAATTCCCCAGGATGGTTTGTTCTATAATTTTCCGCATCAATAAGCCCCTGGTCGGTATTCTGTGCAAGATACTGGCTGATGACCGTCTGGTGGACTTCACTCACATGACCCAGGATGACATCCCTTGTTTCTTTATCACCCCATCCTTCTATTTTGGCGAGTGTCTTGATGGCAAGGTCCATATCATTTAGTTCTTCATTCAGCCTTTTAGTATTGTCAAAGTTATGGATGGCCTGAATTTTGGCTGCCTTGATAGCCCTATTGGTAGCCCTGGTGACACTCTTTATCCTCTCAGAACTTTCATGCGCCATTGCCTTCCTAAGCATATCAGGCCGCCTTTTCTCAATCAGCAGGTCCAGAGCATTCTTTAGCCTTTGGGGTAGGGCATCATACCTTTGTTTGAACTTGAGATATTCAGCTGTCTGAATAGGCTTTTCAGCTTCATAGTGGGTCAGCCTGTCTTCCCCGGTATCATTCCCAACTTCATCGAAAATAGGCTGCGACCTGGTTTCAGCAGGGGCTCCAAATGTTTCCCCTTTAGTCTGCCACCAGTTCTTGGTACGCGTTGCGCTACCTTGTGCCATTTCCCCTGTTCCCCTGAGCATATTAGATTCATACTTGAATTCATGTTCCTTCCAGGCGGCAAAGGCATACTGGGTATCTTTGACATCTTCCTCATTCTGTTTCTTGATGGCAAACTTCTGCATAACATCCGCCCCAATGCCGGCAATCTTGGCAAGCTGGTTTTCTTCCGCGGCAAGGTTCTCCACGGTTGCGGTGTTAGTAATAGATGGGAGCCGTTGGCTCCTTAGATTTTCTGTTAATTCATTTTGGAAAGGTATTCTAGCCATTTAATTAACCTGCTTTTGCTAGTGCGTATGAACCTGCTGAACTAAGAAGGCTACCAAACAATGCCCCCTGCCCCCTACCTGCCACATCAATGGAGGCGGCCTTGTTTCTGGCAATCCGTTCTGCTTCTTTGAGATTGTACTTTTTAATCTTCAAACCAAAGATTTCTGTTTCAGTGTCCTGCCCTATGGTTTCCTTTTCCTTCGCCCCGATGACATTATTGCTCAGCATTATGGTTAAAGGGGAACCACTTCCTATCCTGATATTCCTACCGGCATACCCAGTCTGAACGGAAGCATTCATGTGTTTGAATTTAAGCCTGACTGCGGCTTCCTTCCGCCTGCCTACTTCAGCAACAGTGATGATGTCCAAGTCGGTGACAATTTGGTTGTCCTGCGCGTTTTTGATTTCGCTGTTATAATAGTCCTTTTCGGCCTGCCCGGTTCTCTCGGCTTCCTGTTTCTTTGACAAGCCGCCAAGAACCGCTGATGCCGCAAACCACCCAGCTGCTCCTACCATAGCCTTACTCCTTGTTTGGGTTGACCTTTGTGCAGGCATAACCCGTTAATTTATACCCTAGTTTAGTATAGGCTTTGATTGTTTTCTCTGGGGCAATCTCTGAAATGATTCCCAGGTCAATCGTCTTTGCCCCCTGGGACCAGCACCAATCTTCAAACCTTCTTACTAAAAGCCACAAGGCCAGACTGCCCCGATAACCAGGAGCAACATAAACAAATAAATCATAGCCCATAAGTTCTTGGGAATACCAAAGCGGTTTGACACTGCCGCAAACCATGCCAACAAAGTTCCCATTATCTTCCGCAATAAAATAGCCTCCACTTTCTATAATCTCCAAAGCTCCTTTGGTTGCTTTTTCATCATCAAATTCAATATCTTTAAACCTGGGGGATTCCAGACACATTTCTTTTGATTCCGCCAGGAGCATATCTATATCAGCCGCGGTCGCCGGCCGGATACTAAACCGATCCAATAGCTACCTCCGCGGTCAGGGATAACAAGGTGATGGGGGAAGGGTCAGTTTGCCTAATAGCTACCTGCCCACCCCTTGCCCAATCCGGGTCAATGTTCAATTCAATTTCATCGGACACCATTGCAGTTGGAGCATTATAAACTTCATCCAGCCTTTGGGCATATTCTCGCAGGTGGGTAAAGTCGGGTCCTGCGAAAACGCCCCTGGTCTTGTCCACCCTGAGCCATAGTTTTGATACAGATTTCACTTGTCCCTGTCCTACCCCATCGGCCTTTGGTAGAACCATTGGAAGGGTTTGCAGGTCAGACACATAAGGAAGTCCTATGTGAATCCTGGCAGCCCCGGCAGCTAAGGTGATAGTTCCATTAGCCGCCACAGTCTGCGCGGGAATCACAGAACCATCTGCAAAAATGGATACTGATTCCCCAATAAGGTGATGCAATCCTGATATGCTTGTCACTTCCTTCCTAACCTTGCCCCCTGAAACATAGGCAGTAAATGCGGAGCCATCAATGTTAGCCGGGGTGACGGCAACGCTTTGAATCTCAAAGGTGTTTGTGGTCTTGTTGTTCACAGTGTAGCGGTTGTTATTGAGCTCGGTCATTCCAGTATCATCTACCCCAATCCCATCCATATCTGTTATCTGAACAACATCCCCATCAGAAAAGCCATGTGAAGCCGCTGTGACCACAACAGGATTAGCCGTGGTTGCTGCTGTGATTGTCACTGGAGAATTCAAGGAAAGCCCTGAATCCACAAAGAAAGCCTCTTGCACTTCACTGAATATTCTTGAATGAAGCCTTTCAATAAATCGCCTGGTCACCCCGTTCAGCCTTCTTTTGACTACAACGTAAAGGTGTTTTTCCCCATCATTTTCAGGAATAACACAGACTGATTCAAATTCTCCATCGGTTTCATGCTTGTGCCAACCCAGAATATCAGGCTTCTGCCCAGACAAATAGGTACAGCCTAATAATGTCCCATCAGAACGAACCGCCCAAACTATTGAAGTCGGGGTGGAAGAATAGTCCCAGTCCACAATGGTGAACCCATCAAACAGATCGGGGGCAATGATTGAAATGTCCCTGGGTTTATACTTATCCGTTTCAAAGGAATAGTTCATATCATAGACATGACCCCCAAGGTCAGCCACAAATAGAACCGCATCCCCTGAAACTATGGGGTTGATAGCCGCTGTCCCCACGTAGCTCTGGGGTCTAAGGGCAATGGTTGTTGGGGTAAGGGCATCTGAATTTTCCGTGGTCAGCTTCCATTCCGTTGCTGATGTAAAGATGATAAGGTCATCCAGGGGAACCATGTGCTGGATTCTATTGAATTGCCTGGCTGCCAGAGTGAACTGGATTGAATCATTATCCTGTGAAGGAACAGAAATGGATAGGTTGGCTTCTGTGCCAGGACGCGTCATCCAAACTGTCTGGGGGCTGTTATTGGTAGCCCCAAAGGTTCTCCTCTGGTCATGGTAGGACACAGTGGAAGGATAGTTGTCCGTGGACCCAAAGGGTGTTTTGTTAATTGGGGGAGAAATCAGGACATCTGCCTCAATGTTATCATCCACAAAGGTGGTGTCCGGGGTCTGCCCTATGAACCCGAAAACCCCATTGTCTTCCTTGTAAACATTATATCTTTCAGCATCCGTGACGGAAGACCATGAAATGGTGTTCACATTGCCGGCTACGGATAAATCCTGGTCAGCCCCGGTGGCGGTTTCACCCGATGCAATGGATTCTTCCAGGGTCTCAGAAAGGGCAGTCACCACATAGTTATAGAGTAATGACCCTGATTTCGGGCTTGCCGTGACACTTTCCCCGGTTGGGGCGGAAATGGTCGGGGCAAATGTAATATTAGCAATCGCCCAGTTTGTCGCCCCCGCCCTTCTTACTTCTCTGGGGACAAAGGTGGGGTGAACAATGGTAAGAACATCGGCTGACTGTGTGAAGGAAAGGTCAAAAAGGCTTGCTGTGGTATAGGTTGTGGTCAATTCAAAGACGGAAGCCGCAGTTCCTGCACTACTATAGGAGGTATATGCGCCCCCGTTAATATTATTGTCCTGGAGGTCAGTCAGTTCAAAGGTGTTGGTGGTCTTACTAGCCACTTTGAAATAGCGCCCGTTTAGTTCCGTCATGCCCACAACAGCAGTAATATATACTTCATCTCCATTCAAATATCCGTGGCCAGTGTCGGTAATGACAACAGGATTCGCGCTAGTGGCTCCTGATATGGTGGTGGTTGAATTTAAAACCGTAGCTGCTTCAGTATGCACCCTCATGTATAAATTGCCAAATTCAAGGGTATAGGCTTGTGTGGGGTTGAAAATGAAGGGTATTAGCCTTGCCTTGGATGAACCGCCATTCTTGACTTCCTTGACAAACTGGAAGCCTGGGCGATTCACGGCAGGGCCATGAGGCAGGGGGTAGAAATTAGTACAGGTTGCTAAACCAGTCTGGTAGTGGTTGAGGTCAATCCGCCCAAGTAATTCCGGGGCAATGACACCACCACCAAATGACCTCTGATGGATTCGCGCCATTATGTCCTCGCTTTGATTCCACTTGGTTTATAGGTTCTAATGTTCAGGTCCTGCTTACTAATGCCAAAGGCTTTGCCCTGGTTGGCATCCACAATGGCTGCTTTGCCTAGAATCTTCATGTAAAGGTCACCGGTAATTTGTTTTACATTAGCCACGCGGGTAATTGGGAAGGCCAAATAAGAAGCCAGGAGCCATGAAAGGGCATGAACAAAGACTGCTGGAAACTTGGAAGTGTCTTCAATGCTTGCAGTGTACCAAAGTTCAGCCGGGTCGACTTCTGCCAGAACAACAGTTCCGTGGGTCACATCGCTTTCAATTTTATACTGTGTGGGGGTGTCGTAGTTTTCTGCCACCACTGCCCTTGCCACCAGGAAAGGGTTGGGTATTGTGAACCAGTAAGACCACCCGGAAGGAGCATCAGCAGTTAGCTTGGACATTAGGACGCGCCTTCGGGCAAACCCCCAGTCCCGGTCAGACAGGCATTCATCCCTTGCAATGGGATAGAACTTCTTACAGAGTGCCGCCTGGGTGGAGCCATCAGGGGGTGCAATGGATGTTATTTCAGCTGCATCCCCAATATGACCCAGAGCCAGATTACAAATATCAACTTCGGAAGCCATAATTCAACTCCTAGCGTTTGGATGATTTAACCCTGCCCTGTGACTTCTTTTTCACAACCTTGTCAGGTTTGGATTCCCCAACTGGTTCTTCCCAGGGTTTACTTTTTCCAGGGGCATAGATATTGCCACCAGCTTCTGTTCCCTTTACCTGGGAAGTGAATGGCATAGGTTCTTTTTTTTTGATAGCAACATCCGGTTCCCCCATCCACTTACCCCGGTCTTCTTCTTTTTCAATCTCAAAGACATCCCCTGGCCTTCGCCTGGTAATGTAATAGCCAGACTCCATTGCCTTGACTTTGATGCCCATGTTATTTCTCCAGTTAAGTTAATTCTTATTATTTTTATTATTCTTATCTTTGGGTGCTATTCTCTCTCTTTCTTGTTTTACCCACTTACTTGTTTCAATTTCTTTCTGAGTCTTTTTTCTTGGCTTTGCCTTGGGATGTTCTTTTTCAACCGTACCCCTGGTTCTATCAATCATTTCTTGCATTTCTTTTTCCAGGTCGCTCATTTCACTTTGTCCCATAAAGCCCTCCTAGTCTTAGGTTATTCTTTATAACATTAGACCAGCCAGTAAAATATAGCAGCACTGGCCCAGCCAACCATAAAACATATTATGCGTTCTATTGTCATGGCTTTTCTCCTTTTAGTTGCCTCCAAAGGTCTTGTAGTACAAGTGAATATTGAACGTTCCTGGAAAAAGAAATGCAAGAAATGATTGATAGAACCAGGGGTACGGTTGAAAAAGAACATCCCAAGGCAAAGCCAAGAAAAAAGACTCAGAAAGAAATTGAAACAAG